TTGCAAAAAAACCAAGAGAACTTAGTAAACAAGAAGAAGATGAATTAGATAAAACAATTCATTATTCTGGAAATAAGTTATTCGATGCTTTCAACATGGCAAAGTCCATTTGGAATTTAGCGTATGACAATTTAGAAATTTCAATCAAAAGGAACAAAAAGAATTTAAGTGGAGGTCTTGGTTATGTTTATTATTACAATAAAGAAACCAATAAAGTAATGGTATGGGAATACCAAATTAAAAAGCCAAAAGGAGATAAACATAATAATAAGACTTATCTAAAACTAATTCACGAGGGTACACCAAGTGAACTTACACTACTTCATATTATTGAGACCTTTTCAAGCTGGACAGAAATTGATGGATATAAGGAATTCCCAATATTTGAAGCCAGAAGTACTCAACCATTCCCAATGGAAGAAACACTTATTCCAATTATGAAACGCAAAATTATGGCTTACGTCTTTCAAATAGTTAACTACGAAAAGATAAATAATTTTGACTCTGAAGAATAATTTATTTATATTTTACTAATGGGATTCAATAAAAGATTTGTTGACCTTAATAGATGTATTGAGGCACTTAAAAACAATAACTTAAAAGGATATTACGGAAAAAGTGACATGTTATACTTTGATGATGACTTATCTTCAAGAATACATGACCTATATTTGGAAGGAAAAACTGACGCAGAAATTTTATTAATTATAAACCAAAACATGGAGGAACAAACCAATGAAGTGTATCAAAGCAATCAGAACGTCTAAAGACGTAGAATTAGGAGAAATTAAAAGAGTTGACGACAAAACCGCATATTATATGGTCGGTAGTAGTTGGCAATACGTTTCCAAAACAGAATGGAAATTATCAAGAGGTAAGAAAGTTGTTGAAGAAACAGCAACCGAACAAGTAACATCTCAACCAACTGAACAAGTCGAAAGAAAACCTTATAAGAAAGGTTCTAAACCTGAAAAAAAATCTAATTAATTGTGAAAAAATTTCTAAAGAAATTAGACTGGATAATTGATTATTACTTTGTATATTTCTTATACAACGGTAATAAAACTGACAGGTATATTGAGTACATGGAAAAAAAATGGGGAAAAAATGAGTAAAGAAATGGTGAATGGACCTGCTCACTATGGTGGAGTAGATAATCCATATGAAGTAATAAAAGTCTGTGAAGCTTGGGGATTAGATTATGATGCATATCTCTTCAACGTCGTAAAGTATGTTGCAAGAGCAGGTAAAAAAGATGATACAAAAGAATTGGAAGACCTAAAAAAAGCGGCTTTTTATTTAAACAGAAAAATTAAAAATTTAGAAAAAAATGGCTAAAATTTATTGGTTGACGGGACAACCTGGTGCGGGAAAAACGACTATTGCAAAATACATTTGTAATAATCTTTTAACTCAAAATTCATTTAATGTGGATGGAGATGACATTAGAGAGTTGTTTGATAATAAAGATTATTCGGAACAAGGTAGAAGAAAAAACATTGAGTTAGCTCAACAACTCTCCCAATATCTTTTATCTAAAGGACATAATGTTATTGTATCTTTAGTTTCACCTTATAAAGACCAAAGAGAGAACTTTAAGAAAAAAATGGGAGATAATCTTGTTGAATTTTACGTTCATACAACAGAGATAAGAGGACGTGAGAAGTTCTTTGTAGAAAACTATGAAGCTCCAACTGAGATTTTTGTAGATATCAATACTGATAATAAAACGGTTCAAGAATGCGCTAAAACAATTTTAGCATACGAATATTAATATGGAAAAAATACACGTAGAGGGAGACCCAAAACTAAAAAACAATACTAATAAACAATTTTCAATGTTCATCGGAAGATGGCAACCATGGCATGATGGTCACAGATGGCTGATAGACCAAAGACTAAACCAAGGTAAAAATGTATTAATTTGTATAAGGGATATAGCTCCCGATGATAAAAATCCCTTCACTGCTTCACAAGTCCATTCAAACATAGTCGTTAAATTATTAGACTTGATAGCTGAAAAGAGAGTTGAGGTTATTGTCATTCCTGACATTGAATCAGTGAACTTTGGGAGAGGTGTTGGATACGATGTTATTGAACATATACCACCACAAGAAGTAAGTGAAATATCTGCAACTAAAATTAGGGAACAATTAAAACAAGAAGGTAAATTATAATGTTAGAAACAAATAAAATAATTAATGGGGATTGTGTTAAAGTGATGGCGAGTCTCCCTGAGTCTTGTGTAGACTTGATAGTAACATCACCACCATATAACGTGGGGATTGATTACGATACACATCAAGACAGGCAATCTATGGAAGACTATTGGCAATTTACCAAGGATTGGTTATCAGAATCTTTTAGAATATTAAAAGACGATGGTAGAATTGCAGTAAACATTCCTTATGAAGTTAATGTACAAGAAAGAGGTGGTAGAATATTATTCATGTCTGAATTTTATATGATAATGAAAAACTTAGGGTTTAAGTTTTATGGATTAGTTGATTTGAACGAACAATCACCACATAGAAGCAAGACTACTGCGTGGGGTTCATGGATGTCACCATCAGCACCATACATCTATAATCCCAAAGAATGTGTAATTTTAGCATATAAGAAGAACCACATTAAAAAAATTAAAGGAGAACCTGAATGGGTTGGTGAAGTTATTGATGTTGAACAAGAAGACGGAACAACCAAAAAGAAAACAGTATATCAGGAAGAACATAAAAAAGAGTTTATGGATTTAGTATATGGTCAATGGGATTATTTTGCAGATACAAAACAAATGACTAAGGCAACATTCTCCATGGATATTCCAATGAAAGCTATTAAAATTCTCACTTACAGAAATGATGTAGTTCTTGACCCGTTCACAGGAAGTGGTACCAGTTTATGTGCTGCAGAAATTAGTGGACGTAGATGGATTGGTATCGAACTAAGTGAGAATTATTGTAAAGTTGCTAAAGATAGAGTCCAACATTTTATAGATAAAAATAAACAACTGAAATTAATTTCATAATATAAGGGTCGATTGACCCTTTTTTTATTCCTTAGATATTTATAAAGAAAAATACAGATGTCTGAAATTATTATAAATGAGAAACAATTGGAGTTAATCCAAGATTTAATAACAAAAGAAGAAAATCTTAAATTAGCCGAACAAAATTGGAAAAAATTTTCTAAGAAAGAAAAGTTAATGGTTGTTGAAGTTTGTAAAGAATTATATCCTAAAAGAGCTTCTTTAGTTAAAGAGAGTAAATGGTATAATACTGTAGGGGATATTGCTGGAATCTTTGACCCACCAGGTGTTGTAGATTTGGTTAATGGAATCTCCTATATTAACCAAGGAGATAATTTATTTGGATTTTTATCTTTTGTTTCAGCAGTTCCATATGCTGGTGACATTATTGCCAAACCTGTTATGGGTTTACTTAAAGTTGGAGCACCAAGTGCTAAGGCGTTAGAAGCCGTATTAAAAACCGCTAAGTTGGGTAATACAACGAAAGCTGCTGAAGATTTGGCTAAAATAAGTGCTACAGGTGGTATAACAGGAAAATTTGTTGAAGGGGTAGGTAAATTAGGCGGTAAATTAAAAGGATTAATTCAAAGAATACCTCTACCAGGAGGATTAAAAAGAACTTTGACACAATGGTTAGAATTGTTTGAAAAAGGTGCGACAAAAGGTAAAACGGTTAGATATAGCTCACAAGTATTTGCTAAAAATATTCCTAAATTAACAACAGAAAAACAAGTTGAGGGACTCGAAAAATTAATCAAGGCATCAAAAGAGTCAGGATTGTTCACATCATATAGAACAACAAAAGGATTTTTTTCAGGGAAAACTTTATTCCGAGGTATGCCACAATTAATTGGTAGAAATGCGTCTGTTAGAGCATTAATGAGACAAACAAAATTTTGGGCTGGTTTTTTAGATTTTTTAGGTCTTGGGAATTGGGTTGGTCCTGATGAAGCTTTAGCTAAAATGGGTCAAGATAAACTCGAATCGAAATTGACAGAATACCAAAAAACACCAGAAGCTCAAGAATATTACAAACAATCATTTGGTGACGGGCAACAACAACAACAAGGTCAACAACAAGGTCAACAACAAACTCAACAACAATCAACTTCAACACAAACAACTAAAAGTAATCCAATCGGAGATTTCTTTAAAAGTGTTTTAGGCGGAGAAGCAGTGGCTGCCGCGGGAGCTTTGTAATAAAAAAACTTAGTTTAAAATATCAATATGGGAAAAAAAATAATAAGACTTACAGAATCAGATTTAACACAAATTGTGAAAAGAGTTATTAGAGAACAAAATCAAATGAGTGGAGAAGAAGTATTTGATTTACAAAGCGCATTGAATGACTACTTCAAGTTAAAAAATCTTAAAGATAAAAGTGGTAAACCATACATTATTGGCACTGACGGAAAATGGGGACCATCAACAATCGATGCACTAAAATTATTTCAAACAACAGAAAAATTACCAATTGACGGTATTGCAGGACCTGATGTATATAATAGACTTCACCAACTTGGATTAGACCAAGGAGTAATTGATTCTCTAATTTCAGGATTAAAAAAAGCAGCTTCTTTTATCGGAAGTAAAGTTTCAAAAATGTTTTAATTAGTGAAAAAACTAATAAAGGAAAGTGGTATACGTGACATTTCGGCTTTAAGAAAAAGATATCCTAAAGCCGAAATTTATTTTCACCAAGATTTAGATGGTGTTACAACCGCTATTGCAATGAAAAAATATCTTGAGGATAATGGTATTGATGTTGTTGGTGCTCATATTATACAATATGGTGATAAAGAATTTTCAGTTAAAAAGAACGATGCTCAAGGAGATACAATGCCAGTTCTTGTTGATTTTGCTCATGGAAAACCAATGTTCAAAATTCATACAGACCATCATGACAGACAAGTCGGCGCTGAAAAAGGAACTTCAAAATCATTTAGACAGGCTCGTTCAAATGTAGAAACAATATCTCAAGTCGTATCGCCAAAAGAATTATTTCCAAGTTCAGATGTTTTGTTAATTAATACCGTTGATTCAGCCGATTTTGCAAAACATAATATTACTCCCAAAGAAGTAGTAAATTATATCTATAGATTAGATAAAGAAAAATCATTACAAAAAAATAAAATGTTATTAGGATTTGTCATTAACAAACTCTTATTAGCATTCAAAAACAAACCAGGTTTTTTAGAAGGATTAGTTATGGACTCTGAGCCATCACTACTTTCAATATTACATAATATTAAAAGTTGGATGACAGAAACAAACTCAGCTAAACCTGAAAATTTACAAAAAAATGCAGAAGAATACGCACAACAAATGAAAGACTTCCCAGAAGTTAAGGACAATATTATTTACCAATATGGTGGAGGTAGTATGTTCAAGCCTGGGTCATATGACAGGTATACCCCATTTAGAAATAACCCTGAGGCAGACTTTCTTATTATGGCATGGCCAATGGGATTGGTGCAAGCGTCGTGTAATCCGTTCAAAAAGGAGAGGGAGCTTAAAGGTGTTAACCTTGGTGAGATTGCCCAAGAAGTTTTATCAAGATGGGAAGGACAACTTAAAGAAAAGAAAATACCGCTCTCCACTATAAAGTGGATTAGTGAAACAAGTGTGGGACCTGAAAGTATTGGATTTACGTTTCAAGATTTTAATGCTATATACGGAGGAAAATTTATTGGTATTCCCAATGGTGAAGTTGCTTTGAATAAAGTTAAAGAAATGATGGAAAAACCATTTAAAGATTTAACAGACAAAGAGAAAAATTTATTGGATACTATAATGGTAAATGCTTGGGATTTGATTCAAGCCAATTCAGGTGGGCACAAATGTATTACGAATATTGGTGGATTAAGTTATTTGGGTAGA